CTTCTTGATAAAATTATTGATGTCACCTTGGGTTTGTTTAACCTCAGCTGCGTTATTAACCTTAAAGCGGTACTTCTTTTCGCCTACTTGGTAATCGAATCCTTCGAAACCTTCACCGAAAACTTTCTCGCTTTCAGCCTTAAATCTGCTAGCTTGTCGTTCAGCAATTTTAGTTGCTTCCTCGTTTTGTTTATTATAACGGTTAAAAAATTCAACCGCCTTTTGTTGATCAGAGGTGAGTTTAGACCCCATCTTGATCTCTTCGTAATATTTAGACTTAAGACCGTCTAGATGATTTTTGGCGTTTGCCAATGCTTGTTTGCGTTCTACTTTTTTGCGGCGCACTTCTCGCTCGTCATCAAGGTCTTCATCGTAAGAAAATTTGTCTTCAAGCATGAATTCAATATCTTCCGCGTCTAAATGTGGGTTTGTGGTTTGGTAATATTCTCGTAGAAGTTGGTCCTCGTTAAGAGCACTGTAATCCGTATTTAAACGAACGTAATCCTCAAGCGTCCCGCCGGTTTCGTTCATAAAGTCTACAACTTTTTGAATATTTTCCGGTAATTCAACGCCAGTTTTTTCCTGCTCTAAAACAGCTTCAGTTACTTGTTCGTCAAGCTGGTTTGCAGCAATCTCTACTTCTTCGTCTGTTATTTCTTGTAGAATGGGTTGTTCATTTTGAACGGACTGCTCGATAACTTGCTCGGGCTGCTCCCGTACTTCTTCGTCCATTCCTTCGCTAGCTGCGGGTTGTTCGCCCACATCCACCGCCTCTGTTTCTCGCTCTTGAACGGCATTAGTTCTTAAATCTACTTTAATCGTACCATCTTCAAAAGAAGCGTGCACCGGGGCGCTCTCTTCTTGTTGAATTTCTTCTTGAATTTCTTCAGCCATGATAAAATACTATATAATTGTTATTCTTATTATTACTTAGGTTCAAACGTACCTAAACCGAATCCACCGCCCATGATGTCATTGCCTGACGATTCAAAGTTTTTAGGCGGAGTTTGCTTTTGTCTTTGCTCGATAAGCTCGCTTTGTTGTGATGCTTGCATTTTTGTTCTAGCGTCTTTGCGATCTTCTTTTGCGGCTTCTTTTGTTTTCTGACCATCAACCTCAATGCCTTTAAGCTGCATGTTGTATTGGAATTCCAATGCCATAAGCTCTTTCTTGGCCGCAACCTCTTGCTGCATTTTCTGCATTTCCATTTGAGCTTTCAGTTGTTCAAGCTGCGCTTTGCTTTGCATTACTACTTGCTCTTTCTGCATTTCAGTCTGTGCTGCCATTTGTTGTGCTTGCGCCTGCGCTTGTGCTTGAGCTTGGATATTCTGCTGCTGCATTGCTTGGTCGCGCTCTAATTTCTTTTTGCGACGAACCTTCAATAATTGATTTGCTAATTTAAGGTTTTTAACTTCGCGAATATCAATAGCGTCTTCAAGGTCAATTAGTCCGGCTGACAATGCAGTTTGAATATTATTTTCCAACATTCCTTTTTCTTCGTCATCAGGCGCTAATTGCAATACGATACCGAAATCATAAAGATGTAGCTCAGACAATTCTTCAAGTGTGGCTACATTGTAACCACCGATCTTTTGTATCAATGCGTCTTTCGAAGGACTGTATTCCAAAACGTCTGATATACGCAGCGATAAACACTCTGCAGTCTCAGCGGTCAAGAATAAACCGGCATCGAGTATATGACGAGTTGCTGTGTTAGAATTTGCAGCAGCAAGCTTTTGAACACCTACTAATGCTCTTGCATCAGGCGTAGAACCATCACGTGCTTCACTTAGACCCGTTACATCACGAATCATTTGCAAATAATAGTTGTAAGTCTGAATAAGCGTTTGCATTTTTTGTCCGCCACCACCAGTCTGCAAAGGCTGAATAGGCACCTTGCCTGGATTCATATCGCCTTCTTGCGTAAATGAGCGACCAATAACAGAACCCGTCTGGAAGAACATGTTAAGTGCCTCTTGCGGATTATAGTTTGTGCCGTTACCTAAATCAATTTCAGCAAGACCGTCTGCATCCATATATACTCCATCAGGCATCATCTTAGACATCACCTGTTGAAGTTTCAAATGCGTAAGCTGTATCATGTCAGCAAAGCCAGTACAACGACTTACCAGCGACTCAATACGTCCTTTATACATTCTAGGAGCCACAATACTATAGTTCATTTTAACTTTAGTATGGTCACTCTTAGGACGCATCATATTTTTAGCCAAATCCCACTTTAGAAGTATATCTGTACCTAATACTAATACACCTTCATAAAGCACCTCCAAAGATCGAGATACCTTGCTAAATCCTTCTGCATCAGCAGGCGGATCGAACGTGTCGTCTCTTTCAATTGCTCTTTCGAGGCCAGTGGAACTTTCTTTAATTTTATAAACCTCGTTAGCGTAGGTTTTGTAATTGAAGTAAAGTATCTGCACTGTATTAGAGTCGCGAGCGTCAAGGTTTGACATTGACTGGTCGTAAGTTCCCGCGTAGTTCTGTGTGCCTTGTTTGGCTATTTTTTCCATTTCCTCATTGCTGAGGTTGGGGAATTGTTTTTTAAGTTCGTTTAATGGAACCCATTTAACTTCTCCAACATAATATATGTCTTCAAAGTAGGGTGACTCTGAATACGAATACACCATATAAGCTGGGTCAACGTATTCAACTTTGATGCCTTCTGACTTATTAAAAGTATTCTTAACTGCTCCAATACCAATAGTAGTTAAGTCATAATAAAAACGACGCTTAGTAAGATCGTAATTATTACCGTCAAGAATAGTATTAATCGCTAGTTCTTCCGCGATCTCAATGCCTTGCTTATATCCAAGCTGCATATGCAATTCCAATTCTTCTTTAGAATCCGGAAGAGACATTGGGTCGTTTTCATAAAGATTAATACCGAAAGCATCCTTAGCGAAGTCATTTAATTCTTTAGTCTGCATATCGCGAATAATAGACTCCATATACTGCGTACGTTTAGAAACGCCGTATGGGTCTTGCGAATATGCTTTAACATCAAAACTTCTGTCTGCGATGCCGTTTACAACAATGTCCACAAATTTAGACAAGATTGGCACGGGCTTCCAATCTAAATTCAAGTAAGACAAATCACCGTTGACAGATAGTTCGTCTTTGTATTTTTGAATCGACTGTTCGCCTCTGGCGTATAATCTTAAGTTATGGAAGCTATTGTGATTACTTCTAAACCTTGATGTACCTGAATTATTGGAGAACCATTCGTTTTGAATGGCTCTGCCCACCTGCAAGCCATACTCGTATGACATCTTTTCCAAGTCACTAACAGTTTGGCTAGGGAAAAAGTTATTTATAACTGACTCAGGCATATTGTTATTTTATTATTTCTGAATTGAAACCACTCTGCTTGTATTTAGCAAAATGTAAATTTAGCTTTCTTTTTTGCATCGCTGCTACAGGTTTGTATAAATCTTTGTAGCAAGCCATAATAGCTAAACCAGAGCTGATCGATGCATCGTGTTTTGTACGTTTGTTTATATCAAACTTAGCCCAATCTTGCAATGTATCGTCAAAATACATTGTTCCATATGTGCCGTCTTCTAATAATCCAACGTGTTTGTTTATATACATTTCAATAGCAGCAGCGTGTGCTTGCTTCATATCCTCACTAGAGTTCGGAATCCCGCCAATTTCTTTTTCAGTAACCGACAATTTATTCCAAAGTTTATCAGGGCGGTTCATTGAGTAGCCCCTGTAGCCTCTGCGTTTGAAATGGTAAAGTAACCTAGGCTTGTTATTTTCAGCTAGTATTGGCATTCCGTAAAACACGCACGCCATTAATACATCTTCAAAAAATATCTCAGCCGTTTGCGGTCTAGCTATGTATTCTAAAAAGAATGTGCTTGGTGGCGCATTCTCCATACTAAATTTTGTTAAACCGTGCAAGGCGCCTTTAGAACCTCTACCGTCTGTAGTACCTGAAATATCATAACTATCACACCCGAATGCACCAACGTGTTCATTGCCTGGATATTTAACACCGTTCTTTAAGTATTGCTTATTTTGCATACTCGCATCAGGTATCCAAGACACTTTAAATCTTCCGTTTGGATTTGGCGTAAATATAACTTTAGTATCTTTTACACCATTCTCCCACTGAAAACTTCCGGTGGTTACAGTATTAGTATTACGCAGATCTTGGTTATAATCAATCTGCTCGTACAATTTAGCTAGGTTAAAAATACTATTTTTAGTTTCATCGCGGAACGCGTGTTCCTCTGTGCGTGGAAACTGTCTGTAGTATTCATTAAGGCCGTCCTGGTCGTGTTTAAGACCTTCAACTTCATTCTCCCAGTAATCTATAACCCCAACATCAATAACGTCGCCATATGCGTCTAAAATGGTTTCTTCAGGCGTTGTGAATACGGGCTGTCCATATTCGTCGATGAATCCTTCGTAATTCCATTCCATTGGGATAAACAAGCTGTATAAACCAGACTTCGTTTGGCCGTTAGCATTTCTTTTTGTAACGTCCGAGTCGTAGTACAACTTTTTGAAGTTTTCTCCACCCTTGTCTAATGCATTTGAGGTTGAGCCCATCATACACTTACCAATAATCTTGGACCCTAGACGCAAACAAGTTTTCGTTACACGCCAGTTATTTAAGATATTGTCGGGTTTCTCCCATTTACCACTCTCGTCATGGATTAATAGCTTTAGCTTTTCACCATCGTAAGAGTTGTCGCCAGTGTTTTTCCAGTCAATCGTAGT